CACCGCGATGAGCGCATCCCCGACGCCAATCCCCTTTTTTTTCGCTGCGGCCTTGAGGCGGCGTTTGAACGCCGCATCGTCCCACAGCACCTCATGTGCCACCAGACGCGCTCCCAAACCCAAGTGAGCCTTACACCTTTTTCGACAAATACAGGAATAAATTCCACTTTTTCAATGTTTTCATGGCTCTAACAAAAAAGCCATAAAGTCGTCATTTTGGCTTGCCGCATGGGATAAATTCTACGTACCATTAACCATGGTGAGCCCACCCGACATCCTCCGACTGGCGCGAATCTATGCCGCCGCGGAGGGGATAGCGCTCAGCACGGTCGGCACCCGCGCCTGCAATCACGCGAAGCTATTCCTGCGAATCGCCGCCGGGCACGACGCCACGGCGCGCTCGCTGAGCATGGCCGAATCGTTCTTCCGGGAGCACTGGCCGCCCGATGCGGAATGGCCGGACGACATCACCCCGAAGCCGCCGCAAGCCCGGCGCCGCCGCCGAGCTGCCGCCGACAGGTGCGCGGCGCAATGACCCAACACCCGCCTCACTCCCCCACCATACGGCGGGGGTGGGCGCGGTCGGCGCGACGGGGTGCGCCGGCCGCGCTCGCCATCTCGGTCATCGCGGCGATCGGCTTCGATCCGTACCTGCTCCTGCTGTCGTGGGGCGACCGCCAGGAGGCGGTGCCGGCGACCTCGGCTGCTACCTGCCGCGAGGCCATCGACGCGATCCGCGCCGGGCGCTGGCTGGCGCAAGACCCGCCGGTTGCGGCCGAATGCCGGCAGGGCTCCGGCTTCTCTGAGCGCGAACTCTGCATCGAGAATTATTCCTGCGCGAAAGCGAAACCGAAATAGGGGCATTGCGCCCCTTAACGCCGGTTTCATGTTCGTGTTCCGGCCAACAAAAACACGACACCACTAGGAGTCCCACAATGAGCGATGAGCTTGAATACGCAGTCCCGCCGTTGCCGGCTACGGTCGCCGACCTGTTAGCGCACCGCAAGTCGGGGCAGAAGAAGTCGCTAAACGACGAGGTTGACGACATCTTTTTGCGGCTTTGGGAAACCCAAAAGTTCCGCGATCTGTTTGAGGCGATCCACCCGTCGCAGACGATAGAAGGGTCGTTTGCCTGCGACGACAATGCTGCCGCGAACATGGTTCGCCAGTACGCCGCGGAACATCACATGCCGACAACGGCGAACACAAAAATCGCCGCCATCATCTTCTCGCTGCATGTGGTAAGCCGCCGCTTCGACCAGAGCCGCAATCAGCGGCGCACGATGGTCAAAGGCGAGCGCGTGAACATGAGCGAAGCGGCCGATTAAGAAACGAACGGGGAGCGGGCTTCGGCCCGCTCTCTGGATCGGGAGATGTTAAATGGCAGATGAAAATGTTGTGCAGCTTCCGACTCTGCTGGAACGGCTGGCAGACAAGCTGCGGGCCGATGTTGCCCTCGCCGATCAAGGTCAAAAGCAGTGGATCGAAGCTACCCTCGCAATGGCGCAGCACCTACGCGAAGCGCGCGAGGTCTTTGGAGAGGATGACCGAGCCTTTGGTGCCTGGCTGAAACGAGAGCAAATCCAGATAGAACGCGACGATCGCCAGGCGCTTATCAATTTCGGCGAAAACATGGCGAAATTCCGCAAGATACTCAGCGATGATAGGGCCGGGCTAAGACCAAACACCCTTTGGCAGAAAAACAAATCATCTTACGAAAAATTCGTAAGACCGAAATCGGCCAAGCAGCCGCCGTCAATACAATTCGAAAAATGCAAAGATGCTTATGCCGACCTAAAACTGGAAGGCATAACTCCAACCGTCGAGGCAGTCGCCAAGCGGGCTGGCACTAGCGATACGCCAGCGCGAATTGCGGTCGCATTCATGCACGGCACCGAGGAAGCGCGCCCGCTCACCGACGATGAACGCAAGTTGCGCGGGGCCGCTTTTGAGAAGCGATACGAAGCGACACTCAAAAAGGCGCGGGCCGAAATCCGCGATGAGCTAAGGGCCGAGGTTTACAAGGAACTGGACGTGTTTGTGCGACACGTCAAAGAACGGGCCGAGCGGGCCGACCGCATCCTGGCCGGCTTCAAAGGACACATGAGCAAGGAGACGTTCCGCAAGATCAGGGCGTGTCTCCATCCCGACCATAACACGTTCAAATTCGCCGCCGAGGCGCTGCAAGCCTTCAGCGAATTAGAGGCGGTGCTCGTCAAACCGGATGATCCGGTTTACGCCGGGCCACCTCTGCCGACGACCGCTGCCGAGCTTATGGCACGGCGGCGGCGATGACCTTCGCTAAAATGAAACGCCGGCCACTGCCGGCCGGCGCTTCGGGGAGTATGCGACATGCAGCGTCGCAAGCTCTCGCTACGAATTATCGTGATTCTGCGCGTCAGGATCAAGGTGGTCCGCTAAGCGAGGATGGTCAACCCAGTGATTGCCGGGTTGGCCTCCCCCGAGGCCGGCGATGATCGTCGCGGGCGCAGACCCCGGCGCGGATGGCGCCATCGCCTTCCTCGACGCCGAGACGTGCCGCGTGTTGGCGTGTGTCGACATGCCTATGTCAGCCGGCGAATTGCGCGTGCGCGAGCTCGCGCTCGACCTCGTGGCGGCGCTCGACGGCCGCCGCTGCGGCCACATCTGGATCGAGAAGCAAGTGCCGTTCGCGGGCGACGGCAGAACGATGGGTGTCGCCAGCGCTTTCTCCCTGGGCCAGCGATACATGGCCGTGTGCGCCATCGCTGCTTGCCACGGCTGGGCATACGAGGTCGTCTCGCCTGTCAAGTGGAAGCGACACTTCGGCATCCGCGCCGACAAGACCTTGGCGCTCGATTGCGCCGGGCGGCTGTTGCCGGAAGACAGTGGCCTGTGGACCCAACGCCGCGGCTACTGCACCCGCGCCCGCGCCATCGGCCGCGCCGAGGCGGCCCTGATCGCCCTTTACGGGATCAGGTCATTCCAGGCCATCGCTGCCGGGGCCGCCGCATGAGCGAAATCGAGCGCGAGACATACGAGATCACCAGCAAGGCCGAGTGGCTCGATCTCAGGCGGCGCGATCTCACCGCATCCGCCATCGGCGCCATCTTTGACTGCCATCCCTACCTCACCCGGCAGCAACTCGCCGAGCGCATGCGCGGCTCGTCAGATGCCGGCAGCAGCCTGCCGCCCGACAACGCCGCCATGCGCCGCGGGCGCATCATGGAACCGGGCGTCGCCGTCGCCATCAGTGAAGAGCGACCGCACTGGAAACTGACAAAAGCCAGCACGTATCACCGCTTGCCGGTCTATCGTCTCGGCGCGACGCCCGATTTTTGGATCACCTCGAACGATCCGGCCGACCCCGGCACCGGCATTCTGGAAGTGAAGACCACCAGCCCACAACGTTGGGAAGAGTGGCGGGCGCAGCCACCGTTGGCCTATGTGCTGCAAGTGGTGCAGCAAATGATGTGCACCGGCTGCACCTGGGGCTGGATCGCCACGATGGTCACCAGCCAGAGCTTGCCGGTGTACTACACCCCGGTCAAACGCCACAGAGCGGCTGAGGAGCGCATCCTGCGGGCCGCGGCCCTCTGGTGGGCCGAGTACGAAAGAGGTGCCTTGGCGCCCGCCGCTGACGCCGCCGGGCTATCCGAGATGCTCGATGATGGAAGCTCGATAGATTTGAGCGGGGATAACCAACTTCCCTCGCTGCTCGATGAGCGTGAGCTACTGAAGCAGTCGGTGTCCATTGAGGAGCAGCGGCTCAAGGAAATCGACTACGAGCTAAAAAACCGCATCGGCAAGGCCCGCAGCGCGTGGTTGCCGGGCTGGCAGCTGACATTCGCCACCAGCCACCGCAAGGAAACGATCATACCGGCGCGCGACATCCGCACCTTACGGGTGAAACGCCTGCGCGAAGATGATGCTGATGGGGACGCCGCATGAGCGCGCCCTTAATGGCTGTCCCGTTCCTCCAGAAGGGAAAGACAGAAAACCGCATATTGCGGCACGGGCAACTTGCCGGTTGCCCAGCGGTTGACGGTACTTGTTTCGATACCAAGGCGTTCCGCCAGCCAATTCTGGCGTACCTTCAGGGTGCGAAGTGCATCGCGGAACTGATCAGCGGTCATCTCTCCATCCCCAAACGCCTTCAAGCCCGCTGGGATCATCCATGCGGGCTGAAGGTTGATAGTTGTTTGCTGTCAGAATTCACTAACTTTCAAAAACTGTACCGCGTCCTTCATACGCGCGTTCCAGCCAAGCGTCCGCAATGCCTCCTTGGCGCTCTTTTCATCCGCAAACCTTTCGGCTTGCCCAAGACGGTTAGTCCAATCAAAGCCCACTACGCCTTTGTTCATCACATACTTGTCATCAGATTTCACAATGATTGCGCGCATCTCAGGTTCTCCAAAAGGTCACTACTCCCTATAAATAGGCGTGGCGCGCATCCGGCGCAAGGGGAAAATTGGCGTGCCGCCCATAAAAGATGGTTAACGCCAGCAGGGGCGCGGGCATGAAGTACGGCTCGCTCTTCAGCGGCATCGAAGCGGCCAGCGTGGCGTGGGAGCCGCTGGGCTGGGAATGCGCCTGGGTTGCCGAGATCGACCCCTTCGCCAGCGCGGTGCTGGCGCACCGCTACCCGCACGTCCGCAATCTCGGCGATGTCAACAGGATCGATGCCGATGCAGTTGAGCCTGTGGACCTCATTGTCTTCGGATCGCCCTGCCAGTCGTTCTCCGTCGCCGGGAAGCGCCTCGGACTGGATGACCCGCGCGGCAACATGGCCCTCGTCGGCCTTCGCCTTGTTGACCGCATCCGGCCCCGTTGGATGGTTTTCGAGAACGTCCCCGGACTTCTGTCGTCCGACAACGGACGGGATTTTGGCGCCTTCCTCGGGCTCCTGGGGGAATGCGGGTATGGGTGGTCCTACGCAGTCCTTGACGCTCAGCATTTCGGAGTTCCGCAACGGCGGCG